CATACGAGGTAATACAAATGGTAGATTTTAAATCACTTAAAGCTAAGTCTTCTACAGACAAATTGACCAAAGCTCTTGAGAGCATGTCTAAAGGTCAAAGCGGCGGCAATTCTAAAGACGATCGTTTCTGGTCACCAGAAGTTGATAAAGCTGGTAACGGCTATGCTGTAATCCGCTTTCTAGATTCACCACAAGTTGACGGTGAAGATGGAATGCCATGGGTTCAGGTATTCAATCATGGATTCCAAGGTCCAGGCGGTTGGTTAATTGAGAACTGCTTAACTTCAATCAATCAAAAATGTCCAGTTTGCGAGCACAACAGTTCTTTATGGAACAGTGGTGTTGAATCAAACAAAGATGTTGCTCGCAAACAAAAACGCAAGCTTTCATACATCGCTAACATTTTAGTTGTTAAAGATGCAGCTCATCCAGAAAACGAAGGAAAGGTCTTCCTCTTCAAGTTCGGCAAGAAAATCTTTGATAAGATCAAAGAAAAGTTAGAACCGCAATTTGAAGATGAGAAGTCAATCAATCCTTTTAACTTCTGGCAAGGTGCAAATTTCAAGTTGAAGATTCGTAACGTCGAAGGCTATCGTAACTACGACAAGTCTGAGTTCGATGTTGTATCAGCTGTTGATGAAGATGATGATAAGATTGAAAAGATCTGGAAGTCTGAGTATTCTCTAAAAGAATTCTTGAATCCAAAAGAATTTAAATCTTATGATGATTTGAAAACCAAGCTAGAACGTGTATTGAATCTAGCTGGAGCATCTAAACCAAGATATGTAAATGTCGAGGAAGCTGGTGAAGAAGAAATTGTTGAGCCAAGTCTAAGTGAAGATGAGGACGATAATTTGAGCTTCTTTAACAAGTTAGCTGCAGAATAATTGACCAACTCGTGTTGGATTCAATTGGGGGAGAAGAAATTCTCCCCTTTTTTTTACATCTTAAAAAGACCTGGGTGTATTACTGGATGATCAAAAATAGATGCTGTATAGGTTGAGATGCTTGTCTCACTATTTGTCAATTTTAATCTAGCATCAGTTGCTGCTGGTGGCGATACCATCGGTGTTTGTGATTTTATAATTCCTGATGCTTTAGATTGATCGATAGAAGATTGTAATGCATCAAGTTTATCATGTATATCATCCATATTATTATTCTTTTCAGAAGCAACGTCATCTGCAGTTTGACTCTTTAACTCATTTAATCTTCTCTCAGTTATAACACCTTCTTTACCGTGTAGAACTGCAGGTGTTCCGCTACCAAAATCTTCAATGTCACTTCCTGTTGCTGTATGACTTCCTTCTCTACGATGAACGACTTTTCCTGAAAGCTCGGATTCCTTACCCTCAATTTTCGCTACTGATGTTCCTTCATTTGATTTCTCATAATGAGATCCAGTATCAACTTCTTTATCTTTATCGTCGCCGCCATCTTTTGACTTAGATGCTAACATAAGTCCAGCGCCAACAGCTAATCCGACAGGTCCTAATGCTGCAAGCGCAGCTTCTCCGCCAGCAAGAGCAGCTCCACCTTCTACAGCAGCTGCAGCGCCACCACCCTCAGCTGCCACTAAGCCTGCAGATTCAGCTTTAGATGCAGTTGATGCAGCTTTCAATGCATTTGATTCTTCTGCGGCAGTTTTAGCAATGTCAGCATTTTTAGAAACTTTATCAGCTTGATTTGTTTTTTTAATTTGTTCTTCAAGTAAATCTGCTGCTTTTTCTTCTGACTTTCCAGATCCTTCTATATTTTTAGGATCTTTCTTACTAAACATATTTTTAATAAGATTATATCCAGAATTTTTATTCTTATTTGCTTTATCTACTTTATCTTGCCCAAACAGATCAGCGAAAATATCTTCAGCGAAAGTATTTTCTGGCTTTTTATCTTTATCTTTTTTTTCTTTTTCTTTAGAATTGATTTTTTTATTAATTTCTTTAACAATAGTTAAAATCTCACCAATCTTTCTAATATCGCTTCTAGGTATTCTGTCTGTTCTTTTTGCTTGTTGCGGTTGTGGCGTTTCAGTATTATTTTCTTTTTTAACTTCTTCAGATTCTGATTTTTTATCAAATTGCATATATGATGCTTTAGTTAAAACTCTATTAGCATCAGATTTAGAAGCAAATCCTCCAACTTTTCCACTCTCAGTTATTCTTTTAACTTGTTTGTTTTCAGGTCCCAGCGGATCATATGCGAAGTATTTTTTTTCGCCGCCCTCTTTAATGGTGATGCTCTTTACGGACAATCTGTCATAGATTTTATCTATTTTAGCAGAAAGATCAGGATAATTGCTGCTTGTTTTGTTTACGGCGTTGCTTAGATCGTCTAACTTATCTTCTACTTTTTCAAGATTGTCATCTAAATCATCTATTTTATTTTTTATGATTGTAGTAGAAAGTATCAAATCATCAATCTCATTTGAAGCTCTTTCTTGATCAGGGCTATCGCTTCTTGTTACTTCTTCTTTGTCTCCATCATTAAAAATACTTGTTGATATTTTATTAGAAATGTCTTTTCCGCCAGTGAATATATTTTTAAATTTTTCCTTTATCATATTGTATCCAGACTTAGGGTTCTTTGTCATTTTATCTACTGAACCCTGTCCGAATAATTTTGCTACGACATCATCTACGAAGTCATTTTCTCTTTTTTGTTTTTTCCCTGGAGCATTTTTGGTAATATTTTTTCTAACATTACCAGAAGCTCTTTTTGTAATATTACTTTTGTTTTGTAGCTTGTAGATATCTTCTTCGCTGATTTCTTGATTGAGAGCTTCTTTAAAGTCTAAATTTTTATTCTCTTGTAGAATGAGATTCGCAAGATCATTTAATGTGATGCTCGCGCTTGATGTGGAAATTTTTGGTGCGGTTTTTCTTGCCATTATCTTCTTCTACTTCTTGATCTTCTTTCCATGTCTTTTATCTTACGCTTCTCTTCTTCTTCTTTTATCTTAGCCGCCAACATATTAACATATATGTCTTTTTCCCAAGGAATCATATTATCAAATAAATTAACATCAAATTTGTGGTAGTAGAGTAAAGCAAAATTTAATTTAAAATACTCCGCTAACGCACCATCACCAAAACTTAGATAAAAAAATCGTTGAGACCCTCCAGCACAAAATGGTGCTTAAATTTACATTTTGGACAATCATGATCTATTTCTTTTCTTACTGTTGGAAGATTATTAAAAAATTCTTCAATCTTCTTATAACGATCAGGGGGCATCGAGTAAATAAAATTCAATAAGTCTTCCAACTTAACATCTTTTGATTTATAAATTCCATTTTCATCAAAAACATAATCTATGTTCATAGCTGCAGCTTTAAATTCTGCGTCAGGATCATCATTAAATTTTTCACTTGACAATAAAGTCACAGCTTCAAAGGTCGGATACTTCATTTGAACTCCAACATTATCTGTAATCATTATTTTCTTTTGTACATCGGCATTGACCACTGGAACTTCTAACAAATTAATTGGAAGTTCTATAACCATTCCGCATTCTTCCTGACTGCTGTTTTTATTCTTACATTTAAAATATGTAATAATATTCTCACCAATAGATCTAGCTCTAAAATTTAAAAACAATAATTCAAGATCAACAAGTGGCAGCTCATCAACATTAATATTGTCAATTAAACAATTTTGAGCTATTTGTTTGACAATATTAGCTGTATCCTCAGAAGTTTTTGCTTCTGCCGCCATCAACATAAGTTTCTGTTCTTTAACCAAGAAAGGTCTAAATTTAACAGGCTTATCCTGAGAAAATAACTTCACTTCATAAGTTGGAGTTGATATATTTGGAAGATTCATAAATTACCTCATAAAAACATAATTAACCAAGTGATCCTGCGCCAGCATCTGGTCCATACTGCTGCGGTTGTTGTATATTTGTCGGTGGTTGAAAACTTACATTTGGTGGCGGTTCAGTTGCTTGATTTAAATTGTTTGGAGTAGTAGTTCCTCCAACTTTTTCCGCACCAGATGAATACCATTTTCTATAAGCAAATGCAACATTTAATCTTAATGCTTCATCGCTTCCCCAATTTAAAGCCATTGGTTCTATTGAAATAGGAAAGGCTTCTTCCAACATAACGGAATATTGTAGATCGCCAGCTCCACTGTATTGGTTGATTTTTATAGTTGCCTTACTTTGACTATTATTGTCATCTGGATATATTAATAGTCCATTTGAAATTGGAATAATTGAGTTTACCCATGAATCAAAAAATATTCTTTCTTGCATCTTTCCCGTGCATATAAAAGTCAAACTTATTGGTTGGAAAGAAATATTTCCAGGAATCTTTTGTGGCACTCCATAGTTCAAAAACTCAATTGGCGATACAGTAATTCCAGGAAGCTCAGCGTTTTCGCATAATAGAGAAAGACCTCTTGCTCCATCAGAGATTTTCATTATTCCTGGAGCTGTTGGCATTTTTACAAACTGTACATCAAATCTATAGGCTTTTGCAATTTCTTTTTGCCCATTGATATTGCTCAGAAAGTCGTCTATTTTAAAAGTCATTTTGTTTTTCTTCTTTGTAAGGATCTTTACTTAAGTTTAAAATCTGTTGCATAGATTCTCTTTGAACTGTGGCTTTTCTAGCCCCCACAAAATATTCAGAAGGTAAAAATGATACAATCTCCCAATCATTAAAAGGTATCTCAACGATTCTAGACTCTATATGTTTTGTTAGATATCTTTTTAAGCATGGTCTAAATTCTTTGAATCTTTGAGTTCCATCTAAAAGATTGTAACTCAATCTGAGTTTCGTTGACTCGTCATATCTTTCATTATTCAATACCGCATATAATTTATCTAACAGTATTATTCTTATTTTTGGTGGCAAGTAATGTAAGTTGATTCCTAAAAATCCATCATTGTATCTTTTAATCGGTATGACCAAAGGGAATCTGTCGTAAAATGGCAGTTCGTCTTTTAGTTTAGGGTCATAAAAATAAAAATACATCTTTCCTGGAAAAATGACTCTTACAAACTTATTGTCTTTATCTTTTATGAATCTTGGTCTATTAACTCTTATATTGGCTAAATGAGTTTTTAGCCAATTTCTAGATTCTCTTGTTCTTATTTCTAAGTTGTTAGCAGCTAAATCTTTTTTGATTTTTTCTATTAGATATGACATTATTTTATGTTTAACTCTTTTTCCGTAAGGATTTTAAATTCCCAACCTCTGTCTGCGCAAAATTCCTTAGCTGCTTTAAACTTGGCTTCATTAACTCCCCAAGTTGCAATTTCATTTAAAACTCTTCTCGTTACCTTTTTTGGCTTCTCAGGTGGTTTGGTTTGTTTCTCTGGTTTGACCTCGATAACAAACTTCTTATAACTACCATCTCTAGTCCTGATCTTTGCGACAAAATCAGGAAAATATCTATGGTATTTATTGTCTATTGGCGAAATATAAGGTATTATCAGTTCCTCGCTAGACCATTCCACAACGGTACTATTTCGATCTAGCCAATCCATAGTTTTTCTTTCCCATAGACTTCTATACCAAATGTTAGATGGGTCTCCTCTATACTTCTGTGGGTTTATCGGAGAATATCTTCCAGAATATGTTTTCGCCATATAAATAACCTATTAATATTGTTTTATTTATCACTCAGGAATAATAATGGCTGCACAACCTATTGCTGGAGTCAAAGCTACCACTACAGGGCAAGGAACTGGTGGTGGAGAATTAGCTGCTCTGCATGATACTCGTAATGTGTACGATATAACAAGATATCCTTTAGATTTAGGAAATTCTCCTGATCAATTACATTATGTCCAGTTTTGGATCAATTTACCTGAAGCTTCTAAAACAGAAAAGCAAATCATATCAGGCGCTCAAAGTGCTTCTCAGAGTAATAAACAATTACTCGGAAACGGTAGATCTACAAGTCTAGGGCAAGCTGCAGGAAGTGTTGCTGCTGGGGCTGTTTCAGGATTTATTAGTGGTGGTTGGAAAGGTGCGGCAGTTGGCGCCATTGGTAATGGCGTTATTGCTGGAGTTTTAGCCACTATTGAAACCAAACCAAAATTACAAAGAATTAGAGAATCAATTGCCATTTATATGCCAGATACAGTTGTTGCTGATTATGGTCATAGTTATATTGAAGAATCTTTAACAGAAGCTTTGGGCAAATATGGGCAAGATGCAGCGATGGCAGCTGGTAGTGTGGCAATAGCAGCTGATGTCGTTTCTGGAGGAGGTTCTAGTAGAGCAGGATTCACCAGCGGTTCAGCAAGATTGGAAACTACAGCCGCAGCGTTAGAAAAAACAGGACAAGTCGGAACGCAATTTAAAGATTTTGCTTTAAAAAGTAATGGCGCTTCTATTAATCCTCAAGTCGAACTTATGTTTAAAGGTACGCAAAATAGAGAATTTATTTTCCAATTTAATTTTGTACCTAAAACAGCAGCTGAGTCTCAATCAATTAAAAACATAATTAGAACATTTAAGCGTTATGCTGCGCCAGAATACAATAGCGATCAGAATGGTCGTTACTTTATTAACCCAGCGCAATTTGATATTGGTTTCTTCTTCAATGGTAAAGAGAACTTAAACCTTAATAGAATTTCAACTTGCGTATTAGAAAATGTAATGGTAAACTACTCACCTCAACAGTATACAACTTTCCAAGATGGTATGCCTGCACAAATCACAATGCAACTAAGATTTAAAGAAGCAGATATCATTTACCGCGAACTCATCGACACATTTGGATATTAATAAATGCGTTATTTCGATTATTTTAATTTAATACCATACACAATACAAATGAGCGACGGCTCATATAGTACATTCTATGTAAAGAATATATTTGAACGTGTTAAAATGTTAGACCCTGTGGTGACAAACATAACATCATATTATCAATACGATATGAAAGATGGCGACACGCTTGAGAACATAGCATATAGATATTATGGAGATGTAAACAAATACTGGATTATTATTTTTACAAATAGAATACTAGATCCTTTTTATGACGTTCCATTAAAATACGAACAATTTCTATCATATATTACAGACAAGTATGGATCAGTCGCAAATGCTGAAAGCATCATAGATCATTACGAAAAACAAATTACAAAAAAGTTAACCAATACTGCTAATGGATACTATTCTTCTGAAACAACAGTAACATACTACGCTAACACAACATACTCAATAGATGGAAGCACAACATTCCCAACAATAGCTAATCCTGTTCTTCCAATATCTGGTCCATCTCCAATTACTATCGATCATAATCTAACATTATCTGAAACAATAAATCTAGTGGCTGTAAATGCATATGATACCGAAAACACATTAAATGAGAGCAGAAGACATATAAACCTCATTAAGAAAGAATATGCGTTAACAATTGAAAACGAACTACAAAAACTATTGACACAATAATATGGCTGATCCATCAATATCTTCAACTAATCCTCAAGAGAAAGGTTCATATACCGCCAGTGACTATCAACTGAACGTGTATGTGCTAACCAGCGACGGTAATCTTTTCACAATATCCAATATAATTTTAAACTTTAATTTATATGAAAACATATTTACGCCATATGTGAGCGGTGATATTGAAATAGGTGATGCTCAAGATTTGCTTTTCAATTATTCTTTTAATGGAAACGAATATCTTAAAATTGTTCTTTCTAAGCCAGGAGAAAATGAGCCAGGAAATGAACCAATACAAAAATATTTTAGAATTTATAAAGTTTCAAATAGAGTTTTAAAGTCTCAGTCTTTACAGAATTATACAATACACTTTTGTTCTGAGGAAGCCATTTTATCTACACAAACCTTAATAAGAAAATCTTATAAAGGTATGCCTGTAAGCGACATTATACAAGACATTGTAAAAAATGTATTAAAGGCATCGCCAGATAAATTAAACGGCGGTGTTTCAAAAACAGCAGGTAATTATGACATTATTGTTCCAAGAATGCAACCCTTTGAGGCAATAAGCTGGTTAAAGACAAGAGCATACGACACAGATAAAACTGCATACTTTTTTTATGAAAATAGATTTGGATATAATTTTTTATCATATGAAGATTTATTAAATCAGACAACATATAGAACATATGATAGATCGCCTAAAGTTGATCCTGATCCTTCTAAAGCACAAAATTCAATTTACCATATTGGTTTTGCTGAAGAATTTGATATTATTAAAGGAAACAGATATGGAGCATTTGCCACATCTCTATTAACCTTTGATTTATTATCAAGAAGTTATAATAAAACAACATTAAGCGCTCCTCAATTGGATTTACAAAAGAACTTTCTAAACAAATACCCATTTGCAAACTTCAGTCAAAATCGTTTTAATAAAACTTTATTTGATAATGAAGAATCAATGCAAAAATTCTATTTGACAACTGATTCAGATAAAAATACTAATCCTACCTTTCCTCAGAAGTGGTTGATAAAACAAGCGATTAAATTGGCTGAGTTGAATAGTAGAAAAGTTATCATTAATATTCCTTTCGACGCATTAGTCACCGCAGGTGCAATTGTTGAATTAAATATTCCTGTGATGAGACCTCAAGATAAAAAATATGAAAAAGATAAATTTAAAAGCGGCAGATATTTGGTTTCTTCAGTTCACCATGGGATTACTGGTGATGCTGCATCTACAACTTTAGAATTGTTAACAGATTCTATTGGCGATCAACTTCCAAATGCTGCAATATTTTCTGGAACTTTACAAGACTTTAAGAGCTCATAATTATGATGGAAAAGAATTTTGCTGGATTAGATGGTTTTGTTTGGTGGATCGGCGTCGTAGAAAATCGTCAAGATCCACTAAAGCTTGGTCGTTGCCAAGTCAGATTTTTTGGATATCACTCAGATTCATTGGTTGATATTCCAAGCTCAGATTTACCATGGGCAGTTCCTGCTCATTCATTGAACAATCACACCTTCGCTACACCTAAAGAAACGGATGTTGTTTTTGGATTTTTCGCAGACGGTCCAAGTAAACAATTACCTGTGATGATGGGCATTATTCCTGGAGTTGAAACTAATTCTCCAAACACAGGAGCAGGTTATCATGATCTAAGAGATCAGAACACAATTAAGCTGGCTCCAAAGTTTCCAGTCGGAAGAACATATAACACTGACGGGACTGGTGTAATTATCGCTGAAGCGAATACTGCCAATAATGAAGTATTAGAATCTTTAAGATATCCAAGAACAACAGATTTAAATGCACCATCAATTACAAGTTTAGCATACGGTGAATTATTGCCAACCGATGTAACGCAAGCTCGTATTGATGAACCTAATCCTGTAGTTGAAACGGCTGGCGGTCAGTCATGGAGAAAACCTTCTCCGACCTTCGCTCCAACATATCCGTATAACAGCGCATATCGTTCAGAGTCGGGTCATACGCTTGAGTTTGACGATACCCCAGG